ATAAGTTGTATTATAAATTAACATATCTATAGTCTTTAAATTAAAAAAGGCCTGCTTCGCAGACCTTCATTTTATCATCAAAAAAGTGGAGCATGCGAGACTCGAACTCGCCACCTTTAGACTGCCAGTATGAATTCTGATCTGCGCTTACTATACTGACAAGCAGAAGATTATCTACCCATTCAAAATCCTCCAAGATTCGTTTTAGTAAAAATCATCTTGATTTTCTATTTTTTTTATTCATTATTTTCCCTGTTCTAACGTCCAAATACTAAAAAACCGTTCAACTCACTACTATAATTGAACGACCATAAACATTCAAGGGATTTCCTTTTCATACATTAACCAAAATTGTAAGGCATCAGAGAGCACAGACCAGCCAACCACTTTTTGTTACCAGACTAAAACCTAATGCGTCCATAATACCCTCAATTTCCAATGAAAAGTACACTATAGATTTGCGAGCCATTTTTTCCCGGATTTTGTGTTAAGCCACACCAAAAATCCACCACCTACAACAGCACTTATTGTATATACTAAACTTAACATGTCCATAATCCACTTTATTTTAAAATTGTATTTCCTATTCTAATAAAAATGATGGTAGAGATTCCACCTATAACAACCCTGTATATGTCAAGGGTTATATCTACATCAGGCTTCATGGAAACTATTCCACCTACAACAAGTCCGGCAAATGAAAGTTTTGCTAAATCAAAAAACAACCCGGCAAGTTTTTCCCGTCTTACCTTGTCCTTTTCCTTGACTTCTTTCTTTACTTCCTGTTGTTCACTCCAACTTCCCATTCAAATTAAGATTTATTGCAAATATACGAAAATCAAACAATAAACAATAACATAAACCATTTATTTAACACACTTCACCCTTCGGCAAATTGGCCAGCACCTCGTCTATGAAAATTGATCGGTAGTGCGGGCATTCCAGCACTCCCTTTTGCTTCGCTTCCCGATACACTCTGGAAAAGAGCTTTGCTTTCTCCTGGATTGTTGCTGGAATCTCTTCAATGGGCGTAGACAGAAATCGACATCCCCACCCTTTGCATGAAGGTGAAAGCCTACAGTGTTTTTGATTTTTCCACTGACACGAACAGTCATATATGCTTTGAACCATATATAATAAAACTCCAATATTCACATTGCAGCACTAACAATACATTTGCTAATGCTGCAATTATCTTTAATTAATCTTCTAGAACTTTTATCCTATTCCTTATGTTCGTACATATCGATCGCCTTAAAGAATTCATCCTCATAGTTATAAATATCATCAAGGCTTTCAATAACATGTTTCACATCTTTCTTATTTTCATCAATGGTAGCCACATATTTTGTAGCTGTATTGAAATACATACGACAAATAGGCTTTCTATTGTTGTCATCAAGCAAAACGCTAAAGTATGTTTGAGCATCACGATATACTATACGGGATATATCCACTTTTTTCCGACAGATTGCCTTAACGATACGATAAGCATCAAGTTCTTCTTCTGTAGTAACGACTTTTGATTCTGGTTGATTTTCTGCTTGAGTTTCTTCAGCCGGAGTGTCAGTTTGCTTCGGTTGAGCCGACTCAATTTTTGAATCACTAACGGTTAAAGCACCTTTTAAACGCTCATTAATGATATCATTGATATGTGAAGAAATAGCACGTTTTACCAAAGGGGTAAACTGATCGATTATATTTTGCAACATTCTTCCTTCATATACTTTAGTCGCAAACATTTTCACAAAATCAGTGCTCGGTGAGGAAAATTCCTCCTGAATGATAGCCTTCAATTCTCCCATATACTTTAATTCACTGGCTGAGTTTAGTATATTGTCTACGTCAAAGTACGATTTATGAAATTTCTTCAACTCTTCAATTTGATTATCCCTCAAATCCGTTATATCCACTTCCAAGAATGGTTTATCATCCATTATATTGGGTTCTTTCAAATCTGTATAAAAACGATAAATAATACCATTAGTCAATAATCCAAACTTAGCCTTTGAAACATTGAAATAACGCAATAGTTGATTGTCGTGAAGATTCAAATCCTGCTTCCAGTGTTTACATTCAATAAGCAAGATAGGCTGATCGTCCTTCATTATGGCATAATCAATCTTTTCTCCCTTTTTTGTACCAATATCACAAGTCATTTCTGGCAATACTTCCAACGGGTTAAAGACATCATATCCCAAAGCATTTATAAAAGGCATGATAAAAGCGTTCTTTGTTGCTTCTTCTGTTTGAATGTTATCTTTTAATTTTCCAACTCTGTCTGCGAGTTGTTTAATTGCATCTTTAAAATCCATAGTATTTTATATTAAAAGTTTATTATACAGATTGCTTTCACTTGTTATTTTGCCGACATACACATAAGTACTCGATACACGCCGTACACCTCTGACAAAGGAACGTCAAAGTCCGAGAATTTCGGGTCCGGGTTAACCGAATGGCATTTCACATAACCTTCCTTACCCTTACATTGATGAAGTTCCTTTACTATAACCCCATTTGCAGTGTCCAAAACGTATGTTTTACCCCAGTCTATAAAGATATTGGGGTTTATCTTCTTTATCAAAATACGGGAACCTGAGGGGTATTCAGGTGCCATACTATCTCCATATACTGTAATGGCAAAGTCTACATCTTCAATGGGTGAAATTATAGCCTCACAATTTTGAAGCATTGCGCCTGGAGCCGCAAAACCCGTAAGCGTTCCTCCCATAGCTGACATGGGAAGAAGATATGTGGTGTAGCCTCCCATATCCCCTTTGTTTCGACTATCATTTATCGTACTTTCCAAAAAAGAAGATACAACAAATTTAGCCACGGACTCAGAACCGTATGCTTCTTCCAGCCTTTTTTTCTGTATCGGTTCTAAGTCTCTCATAGTCTTTTCCATTCCAGAGATATTTGACTGCTGACATTTTAGAATCTCTGCCAATTGCTTTTGAGTAAGATTAAAAGCCTGTCTAAATCCTTTCAAATCGTACATATCACTAATATATTAAGCCTATAATGATAATTAAAGTTAATATCAGTGATATTTATAGGCTAATATCATTGATATATCAGTGATGTTAGTATCTTTGCAACATCAAACAATAAACAACAGCACAAAGGAACGAAAAATAGTTCGGAAGTGCAAAAATATTGACTAACTAAAAAGAGGTAAGACAATGAAAAGATTCGATTTACGACAGATTATGAGAGATGCCCACAGAACTTACAAGTATGTAGGCAAGAAACAAGGCAAGACCTTCGGTGAAGTTCTGAAATCAACATGGAAACTGGCAAAACTGAATGTTACAATGCAGGAAGAGCTGGCAAGACAACAGGAAGAAAGAAATAACAAAGTGTTCACTCCGATCAAAGCAGAAAAAGTCACTTTCAAAGCCGAATGGTCAGACTGCTACAACTCCAACAGCCGTGGATATTTAGGCTCCCAGTACTGCGGAGATTAATAAGGACATTAATCAGGATTATCCTGTCCGGTCTCGATACCGGAAACAATCCGTAAAAGGTATGGCAGGAACTACATGGAGTGATTGCCCTTAGCAATCCGTTCCAGAAAGCGATACTGGCGCTTACCCTCAATCCCAGCATAGAGGACGCGAGAACTAACGGTCGAAGCAAGCAGCCTGTAACAAGGTCGATGCAAGCAGCCGGGCGAAGTAAGGGCGATCATGCCCCGAACGGTTATGCAGTGAAGAATAGTAGCTGACAACTCCGGTGGGAAGACCAGAGAGAGGTTATCGGGGCACAAACTAATAATATCTACTTATGACAATGAAAGCAATAATTGAAAAAATAGTAAAAATACGTCCTACACCCTATGGATTTATAGGAAAAGATGATACCGGGATAATCAACAAAACCGTTGTCATAAAGTTGTTCACTATCCCGATATACAAGAAAGAAATTTTAGTTCAGAAGAATATTTGACAGCTCCTGAAAGCTAAATTCCGTATGGATTTTAGCTCCATTTTGAAATAAAATCAATGTACCTTCATCGGTAGGCTTTACAAGCTGAACTGCACTTGCATTGATGATGCACTTTTCACCATCCACGGTGATTTCAACAAACTTGTTCATAATACTTAATTTTTTGTTTGACACCACAAAGTTAAGTAAATCCCCCAATAAAAGCGTGATGCCGCCAATCGGATTGGTTTGGGGGAACAAAACTAATACACAATCAAATGAAAGCAATATCAATATTATGCGCAGTATCATACGCGATACTCCTTATTACCATGTGCGATATGGGCGTATGGTTCTGGATAGCATCCACCGCCTTCGCGGTAACATCATTAGTGATAAGCAACGAACTTGACAATATTGAAAATCAAAAAAAATAAAGCTATGACAACAGTAGAAGAATTACAAAGCATGACACACGAAGACCTTGTAAGACGTGTGCAAGAACTGGAACAAGACCTTAAAGAAGTCAAGGAACAGAGCGACATGTGGTTCGATTCGTTCACCCGCCTACAGGCACGACACGAAAGCAGCATTAATGCTCTAGACAACATCGTTAAACTCGCTAAATTGAAGTAATATGGTAAAAGTAACAGAAAATTGGGCGGCCACATTGAGAGCGATGAAGGTAGGTGATATCGTTGTGTTCCCTGTGCGTGCGATATCTTCCGTCAACACAACCATTTCCAGACTAAGATTGGAGATGTGTGTAGAAAATGCCGATTGGAAACGAACAGGAGAGGTTGACCGCAAGCGCGGAGAGTTCAAAATCCAGCGTGTGTCATGATTACGCTATCAGAGCGCGAGCATCTTGTCGCCGAACAATATTGCAAGGGTTTAGCCGACAAGGAAGTAGCCGACAGTCTGCAACGCTCGGAATGGACCATCAAAGCACAGAAGCGGGATATATACAAAAAGCTGGGTATTTCCAAAGATACCGAGCTTGTATTATACATGTTCTGTGAGCGCATGAAGATCAACTTCGATATAAAAGAGATACGTAAACACGGGCTTGAGCTATTCTTCTCCATCCTGTTCCTTGTCATTGCCGCATTGGATTTTCATCCCGACATGAGACAATGCAGCAGAGCAAAGACAAGAACCACCCAAGTATCAAGAACAAGACGAACAAAAACAGATTCAGATTATGAACTATACAGTTAACAACCAACTACGGACATCAATCTTATTTAATGGAACGGCAGAAGCACGGCTAGCAGACATCCTAGCCATCATGGACACTCATACATTCGGTAAAAGAGAAGCGGCCAAAATAGTTGGAGGCATAGGAAGGCTTATCAGACTGATCGAAGAAAACAAAATACGTTCCGACAAGCCTACATGCGCACAAAACGGGAAATGGTTCTGCAATGCCAGTGATGTCCTGCGTTATGCACAGGTCAAAATGCCAAGGAAGCCTAGAAAATTAAAAAAGAAAGTGGCATAAGCCACACGGGTAATTAGCTTAATGGAAAAGCGGTATTCACTTTTTTCTTTACGTTCAGACGGTTTGTGATTGTTTTCAGGAGGAATACAGATACAGGTTCGAATCCTGTATTACCCACACCCAAAGAGAGGGAGCCGTACACCCTTTAAACGTAGCCATGTTAGAGACTTCAAGGCAGTGAAGCAGAGAGAATTTGTTAGATAATAATTTAACCCAAAGCCGCTGGAAAGGACAGCGTGAGGTGAGAGCCCTCTTTATATGTTATATTCTATATCCTTATTTATCCCGGTGTGTCCTGGCCGACTATCCGGGAACTATTTTTTTTAACTCATTTATTAACCACTAAAAATTATTGATTATGGGACTTATCAAAAAACCTAACGAACTGACAGTTAAGAATGCCCTGTCGGCATTAATCTACGGACAACCTGGTATGGGAAAGACCACACTGGCGTTAAGCTCTCCCCAGCCACTACTCCTGGACTTTGACGGTGGCGTTCACCGTGTGAATGCAGCCCACCGTGTAGACACCGTACAAATTTCCAAATGGGAAGAGGTGGATGAAGTTCTTACGAGCGGAGAAATTGCCGAATACAAGACCATCGTTATTGATACGGCAGGAAAAATGTTATCCTTCATGGATAAATATATAATGAAAAACAATCCCAAAATGAAGAAAGCGGATGGCACACTGTCCCTGCAAGGATATGGAGTACGAAAGAATATGTTCATCAACTTCGTAAACCAAGTCACACTAATGGGTAAATCAGTAATATTCGTAGCCCATGAACGCGAGGAAAAGAACGGAGAAGACAAACAGATACGCCCGGAAATCGGAGGTTCTTCTGCCGGTGACCTGATTAAAGAACTTGATCTTGTAGGCTATATGGAAGCCATAGGTAAGGACAGAACCATCTCTTTTGATCCGTGCGAGAAATTCTACGGTAAGAATACCTGCAATCTTCCGGCACGCATAAAGATACCAGTTATCATTAATGCAGAAGGTACAATCACCGGACCGAACGACTTTATGACAAAGATTGTAAACACTTATCAGACCTATCAGGAAAAACAGGCAGAACTGTCCTCCGAATATGAAGGTCTTATGGAAGTTATCAAGGAACAGATAGCCATGGTAGCGGATGCGGACACGGCCAACGAAGTGAAACAATCACTGGAGCGCCTGCAGCATATCTTCGACAGCAAATTACAAGCAGGTATGCTACTGAATAAAAGATGCAAGGAATTAGGGTTGAAATTCGACAAAGTCAAAAAAATATATGAAGCAGCCTAGTTATAGAATCTATCCCTCATTACTTGACAAATTCGACAAGTATCTGAGAGCTGATGAAGAAGTGGAAAACTTCTGGAACATTGATAATGAAACCGGAGAGTATAAACGCTCTCCGGAAGAAATCGAAGAGAGCCTGAAGCAAGACCTTCTGGATGCTATCAACCGTGTACCGTTTGAGAGTGAAGCAGCCGACAAGGGAACAGCCTTCAATGCTATCATTGACTGCTATGTCCATTGCGAAAATCACATGCCGACAGAGCGTTCCCCCTACTCCATCATTGGCGATAAGGAAACCAATACCATACAAGTAGCTTTTCCAGCAACGGATATCGCACCTGCACGGCATTTCCTTTTCGACAGACAATGGTGTATAGAACAGGCAGAGTATTTCAAAGGCTCATTAAGTCAGGTCTATGTATCCGCCATTCTTCCTACCCAGTACGGAAATGTGGAGTTATACGGATTTATCGACGAACTCCGAAAGGATGTTGTTTATGACATAAAATCCACATCTAAATACGAGTTCGGCAAATACGCCCACGGGTGGCAGCGCCATGTCTACCCTTATTGCCTAATTGCTTCCGGTCAGATGGAAAACATAAAGGCATTTGAGTTTACGGCTTATGCGCTGAAAGGCGGTACCAGCCGCACACCGCTTATCAGTGGTACGCAATATCCGGAATATTATACTTACAATCACGAACAGACAGTGAAACTGCTCACGGCACACGTAGAACATTTCATAGAGTTTTTGGAAGCTAATAGAGAATCTATCACGGACAAGAAGATTTTCGGACTGGAATAATGGCACAAGAAGCTATCCTTATAAAAGAAAAAGGTGTGGTAACACTGAACAAGTCCTTTGATTTCATGTGCTCGCAGCTCCGTAACGGTCGTTACAGATTAATTATCGAACGTTACACAGAGCCGCGCACATTAAGTCAAAACGCCCTGATGTGGCTTTGGTTTACCTGCATCGAACAGGAAACAGGAACGGACAAACAGGACGTACACGATTATTACTGCAACCTATATCTACGAAGGACAACCATTATCAAAGGAAAAGAAACGGTCATAGCCGGAAGCACATCGAAACTGAACACACTGCAAATGACGGACTTTTTGAATAAGGTCAAAGCAGATGCAGCCACGGAACTGGGAATAACACTTCCCCTTCCGGAAGACCGTTATTATAACGAATTTGTCAACGAATATAAATATAGAAGATAATGAAGATCATAAAAGCTAAAATCACCAAGGACAGTACCTTGGTGGCCACCTACAAGGATGAGAATGGTACAACCACCGTAGAAGGCAAGAACCTGGTAACATCAGACCTTATCAATGCGTTCAGCAAGCTGAATCCCCACGCCGCTTTGCTTACAGAACAGAAAGAAGTGGACGGTATAGAATCAGTAGATAAAGTGCCTGATATCATAGGACAGGTGCTTGACGTTACAGGGTATTCCATTGGCGGAGATGGAGATAATGAAGGGGTTACTCTGGTAGCCAAACGTTTTCTCAAAACAGGAAAAGTTCTGAACCTATGCGCTCCGTTCACCATGTTCAACAATGAAAACGAACAATATACCAACGCTTTCGAGCTGGAGCAGGAAATCCAATCCTGTGAGTTCGAAGTCAAAGAGTATCTGTTCAACAAGAAATGGCGAATAGTACAACAGGAACTTCCGTTTGAGGAAGACACGGCGAACGCAGACGTACAACCGGACGCCATTCCGGAAGCCGAAACAGACTTCAATCAAGAGGTTGCGGAATTCCAGCAGGTTATGAATGATGCAGGGGTTGACATAATAATGAACGGAAAGAAAATTAAATCACGTAAACCACGTAAAGTCAAACAACTTGCATCATGATACCGCCGTCCCCATTTTGCGTAACTACTACCCCCAACTGCTTCAAACTAGCTTTCCCATATCATCCAAGATTAGTGGAGCTGGTCAAACGGATTCCAAGTGTAAAACAGAATATCCGGGCAGCCTATATCGCTGACGAAAAAGCTTGGAAGGTTTCTCTACAAGATAAGGAATACGTGAGGATGATGGCAGATTGGGCGGTACAGACAAGGATATGCAGCCGGGTACAGCACAAAGTGACAACAAGAGAGTATAATGACTATACTATTCCCGACCTTCCAAAACTTACGGTTCCACACGGATTGCTGTTAGAACCGTACGAATATCAGAAAGAAGGCATCGCTTATGCGCTACAGCACAAGCGGTGCATATTCGGGGACCAACCGGGACTGGGAAAGACATTACAGGCAATAGGCACGGTTACGATAGCAAAAGCGTATCCGTGCCTTGTCATTTGTCCGGCCGCATTGAAAATAAACTGGCAACGTGAATTTAAGAAATTTGCCGGAAAAAATGCCATGATTCTGGATGATCGCAATAAAGCCAGCTGGCACCGTTTCTTTGAGACTAAATGCTGCAACATATTCATAACAAATTATGAATCACTGAAAAAGTTTTTTGTACTTAAAGTAAAGGAGGATGCACGGTTTACCATGAAATCCATTGAGTTTGACCCGCGAATATCGTTATTCAAATCCGTAGTCATTGACGAATCACACAAGTGCAAATCCACCAAGACCCAGCAATCCAAGTTCGTAGAAGGAATATGTAAAGGCAAAGAATATATCTTGGAACTGACGGGAACCCCAGTAGTGAACAACAATACAGACCTTATACAACAACTCAAGATAATGGGACGATTAGAGGATTTCGGAGGATACAAGTATTTCGTAGAGAGGTTCTGCGATGGACCTAAACAGTCAAGCAATGTGAAAGAACTGAACTGGAGGTTATCATCGACCTGCTTCTTCCGGCGCGAAAAGGCCAAGGTACTCACTCAGTTGCCGGACAAGTCACGCCAATATATAGAGGTGGACATATCCAATCGCAAAGAATACGACAAAGCGGAAGCCGACCTGATACAGTATCTCCGGACTTACAAGAATGCGGACGATGAAAAGGTGGCCAAGGCATTAAGAGGCGAGGTAATGGTGAAAATGGGAATATTGAAAGCCATATCAGCCAGGGGAAAAATCAAAGTCTTTTCCGAATTCATCCATGACGTGATTGACGGAGGTGAGAAACTGATAGTCTTTGCTTACCTGAAAGAAGTAGTACAGGAATTAAAGAAGATATTCCCTGAAGCTGTCACCGTTACAGGCGAAGACAATGCTACTCAAAAACAGACAGCGGTAGACCGCTTCCAAAACGACCCTTCTTGCAAGCTGATCATCCTTAACTACAAATCAGGAGGTACAGGTCTTACATTGACAGCTTCCAGCCGTGTGGCGTTTATCGAGTTCCCATGGACTTTCTCCGATTGTGAGCAGGCAGAAGACCGAGCGCATCGGAACGGACAGAAGAACAACGTAAACTGTTACTACTATCTTGGAAAGGATACTATCGACAAATATATGTATGATGTCATTCAGACCAAAAAAGGAATAGCCAACGGAGTGACAGGGACGGATGATGTGATTAAGGAGAATGTGGTAGATATGGCAATGAACCTATTCAACGGAAGAATATGAGAAAACAGACAACACCATTATCAGAAAGCCAAATACAACATGATTGTTTGGTATGGTTCCGGTTACAATATCCCAAACTAGTACGTATGCTTTTTGCAGTGCCCAACGGTGGCAAACGTGATGCCAAGACAGGAGCACGGATGAAGTATGAAGGAGCAGTGAGAGGTGTGGCAGACTTGATCCTGCTCATACCCAAAAAGGGATGGGCTTCCCTCTGCATAGAGATGAAGACACCGAAGGGTACACAGAGCGAGCACCAACGAACGTGGCAGACAGAAGCAGAGAGATACCAAAACAAGTATGTTATCTGCCATTCACTACAGGAGTTCATAAACGAAGTAAATTCTTACCTACAATGACTTATATAGATTACGTAAACCAATTTTGGAAGACACATCAGAGTGTAGCATTTTCCTCGAACGAAGTTTATTTGTACTTCTTCCTTTTGAACGAGTGCAATAGTCGGGGTTGGGAGAATCCGTTTGAGTGTCCCAACAGACGAATCGTCCTCGCAACCGGTATATCAGAACCAACCGTAATTGAAGTCAGGAACAGATTACAGCAAAAAGGTTTACTACAGTTTGAGTCAGGTAAGAAAAATGCGAAATCGCCCGTTTATTACTTAAATGATTTAAGTAAACCCTTAAGTAAACTCTTAAGTAATGACTTAAGTAAACCTTTAAGTAAAAAGGCTAACATTAATATAAGACTTAAGAGTAAAGATAATAATAACTCTAGCGAGTTATTTATGCCCGACCAGGAAAAACCTAAAAAGAAGCCTTCAAAACCAAAAACCGAATTTATAGCCCCTACCCTGGAACAGGTGAAAGATTACTTCCGTGACAAGCTCCCGGACTGGGAACAGCAGGCGGAGATATTCTTCTACCACTTCGATGCGCTAAGCTGGAAAAACACCAACGGGGCTAAAATTGAACGATGGGACAGCCGGGCTAACCTTTGGATAATCGAAAAAAGACTTCAAAATGGAAACAAGCCTACAAAAACAGATCACTGTGATAATGTCCCCAGGACAGATACCTCAATCCAGGAAAAAGCCGGAGACACTGACACCGCTCCAGCAGACCTTGAGAAATGGATCAACAGCCTCCCAATTGGTTGACAACTGGTCCGGCACGCAAGCCCAGCTGAATTGTAACCTGACATTAGCACAAGCAATCAGGATTGAGGGTATTCCCACCCTTGCGGACATCAATGTTGCCTTCGGCAACACCACATCAGTCAGGATTATCACAGAGCACCTGCAATCAATCCTCCGATACGCAGGCATTGATATCGCACCTCAACAACTTGCCGAAACGGCGCTAAGCATATTGGCCAGCTATTATTTTCTCAATCTGGCCGAGCTTTGCATATTCTTCACACAGCTTAAAAACGGAAGCCGTGGACAGTTCGTATGGGGAAACAGGATAAACAACCAGTCCATTATGGTAGCCCTATCGGACTTTTGCAGGGATAGAAGAGACGAGCACGTCAAACTGTCCAATGAAACCGCTATGAAACAATCCCAGAAAGGTTTCACCCGGATAGAAGATGCAGCGTGCGCCATGATTGAGGGAGTAAAAAACATTCAGGAGCTCAAAGAAAAGGCTAAAACCGATTTCAACGCCTTCACAGAACTTTTTCCAAACGTTCCTAACAACCATACTGCCTACACCTATTGGAAGGCATACGGGAAAAATGAGGATGCAATACGGGCTATATACGGAGATAATGCACCACCTCCCAATATAGCAAGCGACGATATAGAAAAATTCTTATGCGAGTATAACATCAGAATCAATCACAAATAAATATTATCAACCACTTCAAAATTAAGTAACCATGGCAAGTAATGAAAGTTTCAAACAGGCAATCAAAGCCTATCTGGACAAACGGGCGGAAGAAGATTCACTGTTCGCCCCCAAATATGCGAATGAGAAGAAAAGCATTGATGAATGCTGTAGTTATATCATGGGTGAAGCCAGGAAGCGTGGTAACGCCGTAGCGATTTCAGACGAGGAGATCTACGGGATGGCAGTGCACTACTATGATGAGGACGATATCAAAATAAACCGGCTGCCTGCCGGAGAGAAAACGTCCGTATCATCCTCCGCCAAACCTGTGGAACTCACCGAAGAAGATAAGAAAGCGGCACGTGACAAAGCAATCGCACGGCTGGCGGAAGAACAATACCAGACACTCAGGAAGAAAAACGTCCGAAAGAAAACGAATGATAATGTCCAACAAATGAGCCTGTTCTAATCATGAAACCGAGAACGAAACTTGAGAAACGTGTAACCGGACTAAGCGGCAAACTGTCCGCCGTTACCGAAGTACAAAAAGAATGGGCGAAAGAACATATATTCACCCACGAAGCATATAGGTGCAAGGATGAGCTATGGTGTTCCGAGTGCGGCGGAACATGGATAGACACAAGCAATAGCGAGCTGGGAACCACCCTGCTCGGTGATACGACCAAATGCCCGTACTGCCACCACAAACTGGACGTAAAGATCAGCCGGAAACGAAAAGTCGAGGAAGAAAAGTATATGTCCATCTTACAGACCGCCGGAGAGTTCCAGATCATAAGACATATACTATGCTGCAAGTACGTCAGAAAAAGGAATTTTGATTTGAACAGCATACAGGATTATATTTACTATACTTTCTTTGAAGTGGTTCAGGAATGGATCACCGTCGAGGGGAAACGCACCATCATGGCAAAGCCGATGAATATGGGAGGCAACGGATGGATATATTCGGAACCACTGAGCATAAAGGGTGAATATGGCAGTTACAGCTATAATTATCGTGGAGACCTATATGCGATATGGGGATGGATATATCCAAGAAAAAAACTGATCCCGGAATTGAGAAAGCGGGGAATCGGGAAACGGTTCCCCGATGTACCCCCCTCAAAACTTGTACGAGACCTTCTGAAAGGTGGTAATGACGCGGAATTATGTATCAAGACCGGACAGACGGATATGTTGAAGCATATGTACAAAACGGGCTATTACCAGCTCCGATATAAACCGTCCTTCAACATCTGCAACCGCAACCGTTATATAATCAGAGATGCAAGCATGTGGAATGACTATATAAGCCTGCTGTCCTATTTCCACAAGGATCTGCATAACGCCAAATACGTATGTCCCAAAAATTTGAAAGCCGAGCACGACAGATTACTAAGAAAGAAAAATGAAATTGAGGCAAGGCAAAGAAGGGAAAGGGACAGAATAAAGGCTATCCAAAAAGAAAAGCAGCTCAAGGAGGATATAGCATCATTCTACAACCGGATGGAAAGATTCTTCGGCATGGAAATCAAAGGCGACGGCATAATCATCCGTCCGCTTGAAAGCGTAACCCAGTTCTACAAGGAGGGCAAAGCCATGCACCATTGTGTATACCAACAGGTATTACAGACGCAGTGAATGCCTGATCATGACAGCCATAGCCGGAGAAAAACATGTGGAAACCATCGAAGTGAATCTTAAATCTTTTCAGATAGTACAGTCAAGAGCCGTATGCAACGGAACATCAGAGTATCATGACCGCATTATAAGGCTTGTGGAAAAGAACATGAGTTTAATCAAAAAAAGAATAGCATAATGAAAGATTATATAGAATTTTTGAAAGACAAGATGGCAATCAGCCATCAGACAGGATTTGAAGTTAAGGCTGATGAACTTACCCCGTCGTTATATCCCCATGTCAAGGATACAGTTCGTTGGGCAATATCCGGTGGATGCCGTGCGATATTCTCCAGCTTTGGTATGCAGAAAACCGTAACCCAGTTGGAGATACTGCGGGTGATCCTGAACCGCACAGGAGGCAAAGGGTTGATAGTTTGCCCCAAGCGTGTAGTAGTGGAGTTCCTGACACAGGCCGAAAAGCATCTGGGCATGAAAGTGACCTATGTACGTACTATGCAGGAGGTGAAGCAATGTCCGACCAATATCATGGTGACAAACTATGAACGTGTCCGTGACGGCGAGGACGGAATAAGAATAGAACCTTCCTACTTTACCGTTACCTCATTGGATGAAGCGAGCGTGTTACGTGGATTCGGAACCAAGACCTATCAGGAGTTTCTTCCTATGTTTGCAGAAGTTCCGTACAGGTTTGTTGCCACTGCCACACCGTCACCCAACAGATACAAGGAGCTGATACACTATGCCGGCTACCTTGGAGTGATGGATACCGGGCAGGCACTTACAAGGTTCTTCCAGCGTGACAGCACGAAGGCAAACAATCTTACCCTCTATCCCCACAAGGAGAAGGAATTCTGGTTATGGGTAAGTACATGGGCGTTGTTCCTCACCAAACCGTCTGATTTAGGTTATCCCGATACAGGATATGAGTTACCAGAGTTACGGGTACATGAAGAAGTCGTGAGTGTGGATAATTCCACTGCCGGAGCCGACCGTGACGGGCAGGTGAAAATGTTCCGTGAGGCTGCTCTCGGTCTGGCTGATGCTGCAAAGGAACGCCGGGACAACATGCAGGAAAAGATTGCCCGTGTGGTGGAGATAATCAATCGCCCGGAAAACAAGGATGACCATTTCCTTTTATGGCACGACTTGGAGGCTGAACGTGAGGCACTCTGCAAGGCAATTCCCGGATGTAAGGCTGTGTATGGCTCGCAAGATGATAAGGAAGCGGATAAGGTAATAGCAGATTTCAAGGACGGCCGTCTGAAGTATCTGGCCGCAAAACCGGAGATGCTGGGTGAGGGTCTGAACTTCCAGTACCACTGCCACAAGGCAATCATGTTCATCGACTACCGTTTTAATGACAAGTTCCAGGCGATAGCCCGTATCTATCGGTTTATGCAGCAGCATCCCGTAGACCTTTACTTGGTGTATGCCGAAAGCGAAAGTGAAATATTCAAATCATTCATGCTGAAGTGGGCGCAGCACCGCCAGATGGTAGCCAAGATGACCGATATAGTCCGCAAGAACGGTTTGTTTGGTTTGCAGGCAGAGGAAAAGATGATGCGCTGGATGTTCGCCAGTCGGGAAGAGAAGTCCGGCAAACTGTGGAAAGCTATCAATAATGACAATGTACTTGAATGTCAGAAGATGGAAGATAATTCGGTAGACCTGATTGTAACCAGTATCCCGTTCTCCAACCACTACGAATATACGCCTACCTATAATGATTTCGGGCATAATGAAGACAACGGCAAGTTCTTTGAGCAGATGGACTATCTCACCCCGGAGCTTATGCGTATTTTAAAGCCCGGCCGGTTGGCCTGCATCCATGTAAAGGACCGTGTACTGTTCGGCAACGCTACGGGTGACGGTATGCCCACCATCGACCCGTTCAGCGAAATGACAGTGTTCCATTATCTGAAGCACGGGTTCCGCTACATGGGGCGTATTACAGTGGATACGGATGTGGTGAGGGAGAACAACCAGACTTATCGGCTTGGATATACAGAGATGTGCAAGGACGGTTCAAAGATGGGTATCGGTTGCCCGGAATATGTTCTTCTCTTCCGAAAGTTGCCTTCTGATACCTCACGAGCCTATGCTGATTTGCCGGTGACAAAGAATAAGAGTGAATACTCGCTTGCCCGTTGGCAGATAGATGCCCATGCAAGTTGGAAATCTTCTGGTAACTCTCTATTGAGCTATGAGGACATGAAAGGAGCCGGAATAGATAAGATACGCCATCTGTTCAGGAACTACGAACGTGAACATATATATAACTACGAGGAACATGTATCATTCGCTGAAGAATTGGAAATATACGGAAAGCTGCCTAAAACATTTATGGCCGTTGACCCTGTAAGCAAGAAAGATTGGATATGGGATGATGTCACCCGTATGCGCACGCTCAATACCAAGCAGTCACAGAAGAAACGGCAGAACCACATCTGCCCTTTACAGCTCGATATCGTTGAAAGACTGATTGAACGGTATTCAAACAAGGGTGAGTTGGTGTTTGACCCCTTCGGAGGTATCGGTACAGTACCTTATTGTGCCATCAGACTGAAACGTAAGGGATTATCTACTGAACTAAATTATGACTATTGGAAAGACAGTCTTTCATATCTGTATGAGGCGGAGATGGAAGTTAGCGCACCCACATTGTTTGATTTGATGGACAGTGCCGTATGAACATCTATCATACAGAACCTAGATTCGACTGCGAGAAATTCGCTCCATGCGGGCGCATCTCCCTGCACAAATGCCGGAAGTACAAAGGCAGACTGGATGAATGCAGGGGATGTACGCTTGTACACCGTAAAGCCAAGACGGTTGCCGGTACGGAAGCCGGAAGAAAGGTTTGTCCGCATTGCGGACGTTCCCTTCCGCTCCACCGGTTTTATAACAGGACTGTCAGATGTGGGGATAAGGAATACCGATGTCTCACCTCCTGGTGCAAGATGTGTATGAGTGAAGTCGCAGCGGAAAGAAATCGTAATAATTAATTTAAAAATCCAATGAAAAACGTAACGAAAATAGCCAAGAAGTCCGCAGGGCTTAGCCAAAAATGCTCGATTTGCCCACTTATGCAAAGATGCACTTTAGAAATCCATAGAGCCTGTTTTGACAGCTTTGTAGAGGGTTTCAAGAAAGGGGCCAGAGCTGCTGAAAAAGAAATAAACAAGAAATTCAAATCGGAACAGATATGAAACAGACAGTAGAAGAAGCGGCATACGATTATGCTACTAATAAAACTTCTTTCAGAAAAGACGTTCTGAAAGAAGTTGACGCGGATACCTACGTTTCACGTCATGCTGATAGTATGGAAGATTTTCAATGTGATGCCGAATGGCAGTCAAAGCAATCACCGTGGATAAGCGTTGAGGAACGGTTGCCGGAAGAAGGACAAAAAGTTTTTGTTTTGACAATGTGTTGTGGTGTATCACGCATTCTAATTGAAAGGTTTTATAAAACAAATGCTTTTGATAAAGATAATAGATGGATTTTTGGAAATAGTATCGTGTTGGCATGGTTTCCTATTCCTTCTTTCGATGATATACTCGAAGCCAACAGGGATGTGCTTGAACGGATTAAAGAGAAAGGAGATTAATATGGATAACAAAGAACTATCTGATCAAATAATTGATACTGTAAGAGCTATACGAAAAATCCCTAGAGAACAAATCAAGAATCCTTTTGAGATACAAGTTATCGTAGTTAAACCTAAAGATTAAGTAGATTAATTATGAAAATAAAGAACGGAATAATAAAAGACGGAATACTTCATGTATTGTCGCCCGAGAACAAAATCCCTTGTCAAGAATGTTCATTACGAGATGAATGTGATGATTCTGACTATATGATTTGCGATATGTTTTGGGCAGGTAAAGATGAATGTTTTGTCAGTCGTGGTAAAGTAACAGATATTAAAACAGAGAAGGAGGAACAATCATGTGTAATTCAATAGAATGGGGCAGATGCGAAATATGTGGAAAAGAAACCCAGTTGGAACGTACTTATTTTTACTATCCAATTCATTGTGAATGTTGTGGCAATAAGGAAAACAGACATTTTGAAATGATAAGACATTGCGAGAAATGTCCTGCCCCTTTGCCTAAAGAAATACATCCATTATGCAAGGCGATAGATGGTAATACTTATCATGCTAGTATTTTCAATATGCTTCCTATTGATATTCATGGAGAGTTTATTATAAATGAGCGAATAATTAAGGAGGAATAACTATGGGATTTACAACACCGTGTTTCATACGCAAAAATACTGCTAATATTAGAAATAGATTAAAAGAACTTGGCTATTATTGTAATCCATATTTAGGTTGGCATAATCTATTTGCTTGTGTATTTGGAGTTAATTCGGTTTATTCATTGGACGATTATGATAAAAATGGTCTTAAAGAAATAGATGGTCTTATTGATTGCGGAACGAACGAGGAACTTTTCCTAGCTATCGCTGCATTGAGGGATGATACAGACAAGTACCAATGGTTTACGGATGGGAATAAATGGATTATGTGTCCTGCAATCAAGTTCTCTACCTATTGGGTTTACAATGATATTGATGTTAATATAGATACCGTTCACAAGGCTACCGTAGACGAACTGATTGAACACTTTAAAGGAAAGGAGAACCAACCATGACCGAAGAACTTGTAACATTAGAAACGGCGAAACTGTTGAAAGAGAAAGATTTCAATGAGTATTGCAAAGATATTATTAATCATAAGGGTATAATGATGGAAACCATATTTAGAACTAGTAAGGATTTACCTAAATTATTTTATCCTTGTCCCACTCAATCCATCGCCCAAAAGTGGCTTCGTGAAACCAAGAACCTGCATATCGAAATATCCTATATGTATGGAAATTATTGGATATATGATATACTAACAATTCCTAACCATGATTTAGTAGGATTGTCTGACAGACCTATTATCCGTTATAATACCTACGAGGAAGCACTTGAATCTGGATTACAGGAAGCATTAAAACTTATATGATTATGAAAACAATATTATTTACAATTATATTTATTATCGCCCTATTATGGGTTGGAGATCTCACAATTACATTTAAGCCGTTTTCTATATCACTTCCCGGTTGGTATAAGCCTGTAGGTATCATCCTGTTTGTGTTGGCAATGGCGGTATATAACATTGGAGAATACGCTAAAGGGTATAAGCATGGTTTCGATGATGGGATAAAAAAATGTGTTGAAATACTTAAAAAGAAAAATCCATGAGCAAACTATATAAAGTAACCATTTTCGGGGAATCATTCCTAATCGGGTGGTTCCCTTTCTCTTCACACTGGTATAACAAGCTAAAGATAATCAAATGATAGTACGTCATTTTATAAAAGTTCCGGTCCAAGAGTAGCACTTAGTACTATTTCCGACAACCATGCAGATGTCGTGTTTCTGTATCAGAATTATGGGGATTTCAGCGGGGATATAGAGTATCTTTATACCGAAATCGTAAATCGGTTAAGAATCAAAGGGCTAATCAATTAATGAGCCGGGGCTTAGTGCTCCGGCTTAATTTTTGTTTGGATTTGTTTTGCGATGGATTGCGTATCAGTTATTAAGGATTTAAGTTCTTCATTAGTTATATTGATATAACCTCCATCTTTTTTTCTACCATTTCTATGTGCTAATAAATTCCTATAATAGAAGTGTTTTTTCATTTTCCCATTTGTGTCGATTATAGAAACTTTAAATAATTCTTTGAGTATATCTTTTATAGTATCAATGTTACTATAAGATGTCCTCATTACATATTCTATGACCTTTTGCTCCCATTGGGCAACAAGATTGTCTTCTTTTAATTTAGTCATTTCATCTTTTTTCTTGCATGGAGGAATTGAATTGAAAAAATTATTGAAACTTTCTTCGTCTTGGATTATTTTGGTTAAAATAATGTCACAAATAAATGTATCTAATGATGTAATGATATTAATATATGACAATTTATTGATGATATTTTGTTTTTGTTCGTCCAATCCTTTGATGTTAATTACACTTTGGATTTCATCAATTCTTTGCTTAAAATCATTATATGATCCGATAAAGTCTTTTGTAAAAAAATAAGCAAATGTATGTTGTGTTGTAAAGAATGTTTTTGCGTAATATTCATTAAAAATAGATTGGGGATGCTCATTGCTAATTTCAAGGTAAGGCTCTCCTGTTTCAGTTATAGTATTGGGTTCTATAATTTCAGAATTTTCAGGAGGGAGATCGTATGATGCCCCTGCATTCTTATATGCAAAAAATGGAGTCGTTATAAAGATTCCTCCATTGACATAAATCCTTTTTCCCATATGTTTTATTCTCCTTTCTTTATTTATAGTATTCTTTCCCTCGTATATTCTTATGTTCCGGCATACGTGGTTCTCCGTCAAAATGTATTTTACCTCCGCAGTGAGGACAGATGATAGTGTTGGTATCATCTTTTATATCCATATCATCAACAAAGAAATCACCAACCTTGCATCCAATAACATCTGCTATCTTCTGTAATGTTCCTACTGTTGGATTTCTACTAAGGTTTTGGGCAAGTGTAACCCTTGTTATGCCCATTTTTTTTGCAACGGCTTCCATTGTGAAGCCTTTCTGCTTGATTATTGTCTTTACTTCCATGTGTGTATGATTTTAATCAGCTGCAAATATAGGGGTAAAAATCGAATAAACAAATTAAACCAGCTTGCTTTGATTGAATATAGTCATTTGTATTAAAATATATTTAGACTATAATCATACTTGTACTATTTTGTTAACATATGATAATAATCATACAAATAATATATTTATTTATTGTATGTATGATTTTAATCATTACATTTGCATCGTCAGAAACGAAGTAATAACAATTAAAAGATATACGATAATGAAAGCAACAGACCTTTTTAATTATAGAAAAGAAGATTTTGAGACTATTGAATCATTCTCAAAGAGAGTATATGAGACAGCAAAGAGATATAGAAGTTCTTTGCACTTTACACCGCAAGAAAGCTATCATGTACTAACTATACTCGCAAAATATTATAATGAAAGCGCGTCTGATATTCTTTCTGCTATAAGAGATATTGAATTTAGATGTGCTTCAAGAAAGTATAGAATACAATGGGTGAAGTGTTTGAGCGAGCATTATTTGGTGATAGATAAAAGATAAGTTTAACCAGCAGGGCGAAAGCCCTGCGCAACAAAAAAGAATATGACCAAGAAAGAATTAATTGCAGCACTTGCAAATGTAAATGATGACGCGGTGGTATTGTTTGGCACGAAAGAAATTCAGTTTTTCGGTGCATTTGCTACACAGGTATATATTAACTGGGATAGTAATGAGGTTCTTATAGCCAATAAGCACACAGATGCCACAACACCAGTTTACTGCGAGTTATTACATGAGGATAAAACGCATTAACATAAATCGGCAGGGCGAAAGCCCTGCGCAATATAGAAGAATATGAAAGAAAATATATTTTTAAAAGCAGTTATAGAAAAACCGTTATTGAATAATGAACCAGAAGTTTTACACCTTTTCGTTCAAATTATCAATGAAATAACTTCTTGTATGTCAGAAGACGAGTTAAGAGGCTGTATGAGCTCTTTAATAGTAAGACACCCTTATTTTAAACTGTTTTTCGATTATGGTTTCGGACATAATCATATGTGGGTGAAAGCATCAGGTTCTTTAGAAAGATTGATATTGGTTGAGTTCTAATCCGGTAGCCTTATGGCTACCACAATATACACGATTATGAAAGCAGATTTAGTTTTAGTTATCAGCCCTGAAGCCCCACTGATGAAGCAACTGGGCAAGGTATTGGGTAAGATGGTAACCCCTTATGACTTCTCTACTATAGAGAGGGGTGAAAAGTACATCACCATACAGCATGATGAAACAGGGCTTGTAGTGGCTTATACGAGTGAAGAAAGATTGAACGTAAAAATGAATTAAGAATGAAGAATGTATTAGAATCTTTGAAAGAAAGTGTCAAGAGTGGCAAAATCACAATCAGAGAGGCAGCTATAAAGCTGCATAAAGCAGGGTGGACGAGTTTTGTAGACGTGGATAAAACGAAACAATTACTTGAATTATGAACTCAATAAATGTAAACGGTTGCAGCGTATGCCAGCCCGGCAAAGAGAATTACACTACCTACGCAACGAAGTTAGGCAGAAAGAGAGTGAGAATGTACCAGTACGACTACCGTACTGAAAGTGGTGAACTCTTTGCTTGTTGTGCGCCTACCTTAGAGGCGTGTAGAGAAAGACGGGACAAATGGTTGGACGCTAAAAATAAATCAGTATGTTGACAATAGAAATACCAAAATCAAATAGAAGAAAATCCGAGGAAGACGCACTTGCATCTTTCATCCTCTCGGAAATCAAAGAGAAAGGTGAATGTGTTTACTTTCATTATGGCGTAGGATGGGGAAATAACTGGCCTCATTGTTGGGCAAAAAATACTGGAAGTGACGCTAAAGACAGACACCAAATTTCGGAGTTGGCGCACGATAATGTCATAAGAGCATTTATAGACAAGGGCTATTCTGTCGAGTATAGAAGTGAAATAGCCGCCGGAAGATATGTGATTATCAGAGGATAGCTACAATGGAAATGAAAACGAAAACAAGTAAAGTCACGTTTCTACTCCGTTCCAAAAATCTGCAAAAAGCATTATCTATCTTTCCCACTTTTCATATTAACGTTCATCAAAGAAGAATGCAAGACTTTACAAGTTACCAGTGAAATACTTTCCTGTAATTCTTTATCTTACCAGCAATTCGGCATTGATATCAACAAAGGAATTATAACACACATAACAAAGTATTGACAAGCCGTGTCAGTACTTTGTTTTCCTCATTTTTCCCCTTAGCTCCCTTATTAAGTACCTTCGTTTCTGTAACGCAAAAAAAGCAATTATGGAAATTATTTACAGAAAACTAGAGGAACTGAAGAAACTGGAAAACAATCCAAGAACTATTTCGGATGAACAGCTAGACAAACTTAAAGAGTCAATCCGAAACAATCCGGATTATTTCGAAGCCCGACCGATCATCCTGTCAGACCGTACTGGCGAATTGATCATTATAGCCGGAAACCAAAGGTATGATGCCTGTATATCGCTAGGTATGCAACAAGTACCGACCGTTCTTATTCCCAACCTGACCGAGGAAAGGGAACGTGAGCTAATCATACGTGATAACGTTAACAACGGACAATGGGACATAACCAAGTTGTTTGACTGGGATTGTAACGAGTTGCTTAATTGGGGTATGGAAGGCATCAGCTTTCCTGATCCGACAGATTTTTCAGAAGATATAGAAGACAGTCATAATGTACTCAAGAACGCAAACTATGAAGCCGGAGCTCATATCAAATATTTAGTATTTGAGGGGTATAAGATTCCAGTCAGTGAAAGCGAACTGGAAGCACTGAAAGCACGGGCTTCTGAATATTTGGATGAGAACGGTGTAATGGTTGGTTTTGTTAATAATCTACTTGGCTTATGATGGAATACATAGACATATCAATATTGAACCCGGCAGAATATAACCCACGCCTGTTCACTAATGAAGCACAAGAAGATTTAAAAAAATCCATCAAGGAATTAGGCATTATCAAACCGATCATCATACGTCAATCGGATAAACGTATCATGGCAGGACACCAACGTACAAAGACAATGAAGCTGCTTGGGTATACCCATGTTCCAGCCTTTATTCTTGACGGTGTAAACTCCACCGATGAAGTAAGGTTCAACCAACTTCACAACTATGCGGAATGTGAGTTGTCGGAAATCCAACCAGAAATCAATGTAAGTCTTCCTAAAGGAACAGAAGGATTTTATACTGTATCCAACAAAGATATCTCCATTCTTTCCAAAGGAGGAAACAACTCACGTGTTGTTGACCTTACGAAAATGATTCTCCGTTACGGCCAGTTTGCAAATGCCGTATGTGACCATACCGGGAAAGTGATCATCTCAACAGTATATGCCAAAACGGTAAAACTATTAGGTATGGACCTACTTGTATATGTCCTTCCAGAAGGGAAAGAAGAAATCGCGCTCAAATACTTCTCTAAGGAATATGGAGTGTTCGAGTATTCCCATCTGGAACGAAAGACCTATATACAGTCTTTTGCCCAAAAGGCACGGCTACGGCAAAAGAACGGGGTTCCAAGCAAGCGTAGCCATTCAACGTTGTATGAAACGCAGGTTATACCATACATCACCAAGGATATGCGCATACTCGATTTCGGTGCCGGACAAAAGGATTACGCAACCATACTGAAGAAAAAAGGCTATCTCATTGACGCCATTGAATTCTTCCACCGCAAAGATGGAGCGGACATCATTGATGAAAAGGAAATCAGGCAAGACTGTGCTTCCATATGCAAGACCTTGTCGGACTACGGGCTGTACGATGTGGTTGTGTGCGATAGCGTGTTGAACTCTGTGAACTCAGAAGAGGATGAAAAGAATGTCTTACTTTCGTTATCAGCATTATGCAAGCCCGGAGGAATGATATTCTGGTCTGGCATTCCGCTGCTGTTCGCCCAGAAATCATCTGAACGCAAGGAAACACACGACCATCGTTCTAAAGCCGTATTTCTTGACGCAAAGAACTTCACAGCCAACTTCCGTTTTGGTGAATGGTACTTCCAGCATTATCATTCCACAGCTGACATCGTCAGATTAAACACAGCTTACATCGGAAAGGATTTTAACATATTCGATAAAGGAATGAAGATAAGCCCAGAAAAAGAGTTAAGAGGTTCGTCATTTCAAGTAGCATCAACCAACGGAAGGAGCGCAAGTAAGAGTGATTATCTGAAAGCGTTGCAATATGAATTCACACTTCCTCTTCCCAATAATCGCAAATGGGATTTGGACAAAGAAATTATACCAATCTTTAAAACACTATAAACAATGGCAGCACCTAAAGGAAATCAGTTTTGGATGTTACGCAGCAAGCATGGCAGGGATAAACTCTTCGCCACGCCTGAAGCGTTATGGGAGGCGGCGTGCGAATATTTCCAATGGTGTGATGAAAACCCATGGACAACAAGAAAGGCTATACAACGTACCATGCCTGTTAGACGCAAAAAAGGTAAAAGAACAGAAACTGTTAATGAACAGCAAACACAACAAGAAGTTTCACCTACACAGCGCCCCTACTCTCTCACCGGATTATGTATCTATCTAGGTACTTCATCACGTTGGTGGAGTAGCTTCAGAAGTGAATGCATGAAAAAAAATGATGAAGATTTTTTGCACGTCATCGCGCGGGTGGAAGAAACCATCGAGACTCAACAATTTGAAGGAGCCTGTGTTGGCGCTTTCAATGCAAACATTATAGCCCGAAAGCTAGGGTTGTCCGACAAACAGGAAGTGGATCATACAACACAAGGCAAACCCTTCAACGGATTTGACTTTCTTCCCTATACTCCCGAAGCTGACAAATTGAAGTGATATGGAGCAAAAGGTTAACTTAAAACAGCGATTGGCATACAATTTTCTTCGTGACAGCAAAACGAAATTTTTATTGTATGGTGGTGCCGGAGGTGGTGGTAAATCATGGCTAGGCTGTGAATGGCTGATGCAATGTGCCTACTATCTTCCCGGTACTCGCTGGTTTGTTGGCCGAAATAATTTGAAGGATAGCCGTGAGTCCGTTACCGTGACCTTCAATAAGGTAGCATCTTCTCACAGCTTCACGGCATACAAGACAACAAATGAAGGGATAGCCTTCGACAACGGAAGTGAAATCGTTTATATTGACTTGACGTATTATCCGGTGAAAGATCCGATGTATGAACGATTGGGGTCTAAGGAATATACAGGAGGATGGATAGAGGAAGCTGGTGAAGTGCACTACCTTGCCTTCGAAGTCTTGAAAACCCGTATCGGCCGCCACATGAACGATGTATATCATGTACCCGGAAAGATACTTATCACCTGCAACCCGAAGAAAAACTGGCTATACCGTGAATTCTACAAGCCCTGGAAAGAAGACAAATTACAAGCTCCTTATGCATTTATCCAAGCTTTGGTGCAGGATAATCCTTGGGCAACAGAAGACTACATCGAAAGTCTTCGAAACACAAAAGACCGGGTAACAAAGGAACGCCTATATTTCGGCAATTGGGAGTATGATAATGACCCGACTGCCCTGTGTAACTACGACGCTATCTGTGACTTATTCACGAATGAGTTCATTGCTCCTGCAGGTGAATCTACCGGTTCTGCAGACCTTGCAATGAAGGGACGAGACAGATTTATCGCCGGTCATTGGAAAGGGAATGTGTGTTTTATCAAACTGGATCAGGAATACAGTACTGGAAAATCCATTGAAACAGACCTGAAGCGGATGATGATAGAATGCTCTATTCCTCGTAGTAAGATGATTGCGGACTCCGACGGATTGGGGAACTATCTTGAAAGCTATCTGAACGGTATCAAGGAGTTTCATGGAGGAGCACGACCTATTAATCCTGAATTTGACAATTTGAAATCAGAGTGTGCCTTCAAACTGGCTGAGATGATTAACAATCGATTGCTTCGTATCGTATGCACGGAAGCACAGCGAGAACGGATCATTGAAGAATTGTCAGTTCTCAAACAAGCACATATTGATGCAGACACACGGAAGAAAGGAATAATCAGCAAAGAAAAAATGAAAGAAATATTAGGTCATTCCACAGATTACCTTGATATGCTGATAATGGCAATGATATTCCGCATCAAACCAACACCCAAACGACCAAAAGCAAAAATAGGAAAGATATGACAGTAAAAGAATTTTTGACAATAAGCAGCATTGCCACCGAACCCGAGGTCATTAGAACCAAGTTGGATGAACTGAAAAAACCTTATCAACTAGGGCAGTATAAGACACCAGATACCCTAAACGACATAAATATGGGAGAACTGATGCAACTGCAATCCATCGCAACAGAACACGATATCTTGTTCGTTCCCTGTACTGTACTGATGGGGCTGAGTAAACGTTATATATCCCAACTTCCAGCTACCGATGTACTGGGATTCGTACAATGGGTGGCCAAAGAAGTTGAACGAATAAATAAACTATTCGCGTCGACTAATGTACCACCCACACCCGAAGAGAAGCAAGCAGGATCCGAATTGCTAAATTTTGGACCTTTCGGCATGATTGATTACTATGCGCAGCGCATGGGTATCACTGATCATGCAGAAGTAGACAGCGTGCCATGGGTCAGAGTATATAAATGTCTTGACATGGACGCCAAAAGAGTAAGATTCGAACGTAGATTAAGAAACATATTAAGTAAGAAGAAATGACGGTAGAGCAAAAAATTAAAAAGATAGTAGACTCCATGGAGGGTGTAAGTTACCTTTTTGACAACTGGCAAACAGCCAATATAAGACTGGACAAGATTAAATTGCCGGCAGTGCTTAATCTCCTTCCTGTAAGCGGAACTTTTAATCTAGGCAGACAGCAGTTAAGAGACTGCCCCAACTGTATGATGGCATTCATGGATAAAACCAAGTTCGATTTTGATGGCACAGAAAATGATGCAGTGATAGAAGGATGCAAGAATAAAGCCAAGGAATTCATATTGCTATTGAACAGGAGTGGGATGTTCAAAGAAATATCAGGAGATATCCCTTATTCTGTTTTCTATGACAAGCTGGATGTTAATGTAACCGGAATAGTTATCCAACTTAAGTTAGAAGAGATAATGGGTACTGTTATTTGCAACAAGAGCGTAAAAGAGATTGTATATGGCAGCAGAAACTAAAGCCGGAACCCTAAGGATAATAGGTGAAGAGCTGGAAGCGTTACGCAAGCGAATTATAGCCAACCATGAAGCAGCCGGACAAGTAGCCAGTGGAAGGACAAAGGGCAGTCTGAAAGTAGAAATGTCGGAGGACGGAGGCGTTTTGTGGGGCAGGCAGGCATTCGCTGTACTAGAAACCGGACGTGGACTAGGGAACGTTCCGAAAGGATTTTACAAGATTATCCGCCAATGGGTGGAAGATAAGGGTATACAAGTAAAGAAGCCCGATTCCTTCGCCTACCTTGTCGCTAGAAAGATAGCCAAGGAAGGAACGGAACTATACCGAAACAGAAAACATGAGGAAATCTATTCCCGTGATCTAGAAAATACCGTGGACAATATAGCTAGCAGGGTATCGGCTATATATGAAACAGAAGTTGAACATATAAATCTGAATTTCGACAATGAGAACACATACGATAGATAATACAACAATTGAATATCCTGACCAAATAGGATTCTGCTTTAATCCTGTGATAATAAATATCCTTGGCGGAAACTATCAATCTGTTACTGCAACGGTAACGGACACCACCACAGCCACATCAGACAGAGAGAACAGAGCGACGTTCGGTGGTTCCTGCTTCTTTGACCTATCATTCTATACGCAGAGCTATTTTGACGAATACAGAGAAGTCGATTACAAGTCAACTCACGCCGAAGATAGTAAGTTAGGACGTCTGTTTAGCATAGAGCTTGATATGTATAACGAATCAGGAACACTTGAAAACAGCTTCCAGTTCAACGTATTCATATTGTGGGGAGCCAGTAAGGTTGGAGAGCAGTATAATGGAAGCCGAGTGCTGACATGGTTCAAAAACTACCCATTCTCTGTAGGCTTATACTCTGCAACATCAGGGAATGTAAAAGTAACTATAGATGGTTCCGAAAGCTCCCCTATCGCATTATCAGGACAAAATGCATGGAATATCATTCTTGCTGGAATAGATGCTTCAGACAGGGTGGAATTTTATCTACCTGGAAGTAATACGGCAGCATCTGTTTTTGACCACACCTTTGATTTCACCTTCCGAGGGCTGCTCAATATGGCCACAAAGATCACTTGTAAGGTTGACAATTCAGACTGTGGAATATACTTGAGATGGATCAACCGCCATGGAATGTGGTGTTACTGGCTATTCATGCAAGGAGACGAGACTTCGCAGGTATCCAATGACGGAGAGTTCATCAGAAACAATATGCAGGATTACAGTTACAAGAACGGATACCATGGAGGTAGCGGACGAAAGCAAAGGAAAATGGAAGAAACGACACTTCCCGTATGCGCTCCATTAATAGACAGCATAACTTATGACTTCCTTTACCAAATGGCCACATCTCCTGTTGTTGATATGTTCATGGGCTATGATGATAACGGTAACGCCAGATGGATGGCCGTAAATGTGTCTGTGGGAAATTTCGTCAAACAGCGGGTATCACTGCAAGACTTTGAAGCGAACATTATATTACCTGAAACTAACGTGCAGAGCTTATGAGAAATGAATTATTATATGTCGGTGCCAACAACAAATTAGTAGATATGGACGACAGCACCAATATCACATTAAAATACAAGAATAATATATTCACCGATATAGGCAAAATTGTAAGTAACACAAGCTACACTATTAAACTTCCAAACACAGTGAGGAATCAGTCTGCATTTCTTCACGCAGACCTGCCATCCTGCCAATATTCCGTTGCTTCATTTTACCTTGACGCTAGATACATAAGAAACGGAGTAGAAATTATCAAAGGGGCAAAAATATACTTGATAGGCACGTCTGATGTGTTTGAAACCGCATTAATATGGGGAAACGCAACACAATTTTCAAGTATTGCCAATGAAGAAAAAAAACTGCAAGATTTAAAAGAACGTTGGCATTATGAAAGCCAAGGGAATGATCCATTTCCTGATTATTACATCGAATGGAATAGCGGAAAGAACGTAAGCCAATATGATAGTCATGGAGATTTCTTTTTCCCAAAAGTAAATTACAATATACGTTCAGCCGATAAAGACTTACCCTATCATCCGGCAGTTAAAGCAACATGGATTTTAGAACATATATCACTTGATAATGATGTGATATTCATTTTTCCAAGTGAACAGCAAGCAGTCTTGAACAAGCTGTTTATCCCATTGCTGACAAGAAATGACGGGTTGGAATTCTCTCAAAAGAATGAACTGTGGTTGAATGCAAAATATTACCTTAACCAAGGAACCGGGCCTATTGAACTTTACTTCGAAAATAAAGAATATTCATCATATTATGGAACGGTAAATAAAAGCTCGCTAAGCGAAGGCACATTCATTAGTGGAATAAAGACAAAAGGAAACTCCATAAAGCTCAATGCTTCAGGCAAAGTATCAATACATACTTTAACTTCTTTCTATCCCAGCAATGCAGCCATGATAGCTTATTATATTGAGAACGGAGAGAACAATGAAATATTCAACATAGGATATACGGATATAATAAGCAATGGAGGAAACTCTTACAATATTACGTTTGAGTTCGAAGGTGTAGAGTCTGACTCAGTAAACAAAGGTACAGATATCCGGTTTGGATTCACAAATATCGGATTTATTGCAGACGTATCAAACGGTGTAGATGGAATCATAAATCTAAGAATGGAAAACAGCCTTGTATCGCCCAAGCAACCAGACGAAAGTATTCTTAACGGGAATGGTCATTACCCCATTATACCAAATTTGCCAGATATGACACAGCTTGATTTTATTAAAGCAATATCTACCATGCTAGGCGTATTTGCATATCCTATTGAAGGCACGAACATTATAAGATTTATGTCTGTCGATGATATCATAAAGAAAAAAGAACAAGCGTACAATTGGACTAGACGGGTAATAGCATCGTATATGGCCAACAAGCCTAAAGAAATGAAATTCACTATCGATGGCTTTGCACAAAGAAATATACTTAAATACAAAGACGATGATACGGTAAAAGGCAACTACAGTGGAGAAATTACTTGCTTGATCAGCTCATTAGAGAAGTCTAGAGAAATGGCAGAGTTGAAATTTGCAGGATGCGACATGAGAGGAATTACAGCATTCATACGATTGTACAAATATGACGGAGAGGGAAAGGCTGAACTGCAAAAAGTTCAACCAAGAATACTTCTCGAGGAAAACAATGGAGGTCTATCAAATGGAACCTTCACACAATTGTCGTTCACAGATATCATAAAAAGATTCTACACAAGCTTTCAAAATGCAGTGTATACCCCCAAAATCATTAAAGAAAAAATAGAAATAACAGAAAAAGACTTGAGAGACTTAGATATGACCACTCCAGCATATCTGGCCCAATATGGGAAATATTATGCAATTCTATCCGTTACAGCAGAAAATACAGGAATAGCAAATGTTGAATTATTACAATTAGACATCTAAAATTATGGCAGACAAAGTAGAAAAGATACTTGATATCAAAGTGAATTATAATGAGGCTATCAAAGCTATAGCCGAGTATCAGACAAAAATCGACAAAGCCAAAGAAGCAGAGGCGAAACTGAAGGAACAGTTAAAGGCTGGAGACATAAAAAGGCAGCAGTACAATGAAGAAATGGCGGCATCTAAAGCCTATATCAACGACTGTAATGATTCGATACGTGTTATAACGAAAACAATGCAAAATCAGCTCAAGCAGGAGAAGGCACAAGAAAACAGCCTTGTTTCTCTCCGTGCCAAACTGTCAAACCTAACGGCTGAATACGATGCTTTATCCGAAGCGGAACGAAATGCGGATACAGGCATGAACATAAAAAACAGAATTAATGAGGTTACTGATGCTCTAAAGGGCGCTGAAGAAGAGACACAGCGGTATTACCGAAATGTTGGCAATTACAAGGAAGCTATAATGGAAGCCGCCAATGCCAATATCCCGTTCGTGCAGCAGATAAATGTAATGGTGACCTCCTTGGGTGGAGTAAGAAATTATTTGTCTGGAGTAAAAACAGAAATGCTTACTGTTTCGACCACCACAACCGGCTGGATTAAAGTTTTGAAACTGTTGAAAGTTGCTCTACTTGGAACTGGTATTGGAGTATTAATTGTAGCTTTAGGATCTTTGGTATCATGGTTCACCAAAACACAGAAGGGCGTGGAAGCAGCCAATAAGATAATGGGTGCTCTTGGTGCCACTGTAAATGTCTTAATAGACCGGGCAGGCAAGTTGGGAAGTGCTTTAGTGAATCTGTTTACCGGGAACTTCAAACAGGCGGGGAATGATGCCAAATCCATATTCGCTGGTATCGGTGATGAAATAGTCAATGAAACCAAACAGGCGTGGAAGCTGGCAGAAGTCTTGAATGAGATAGACAAGAGGGAAGTCATGCTGTCCATGTCACGTGCCGCTAACCGAGCTGAAATTGAGAAGCTGAAAAAAGCTGCAGATGACCAGACCCTGTCCACACAGGAACGTATCAAAGCTGCGGAAAAAGCTGCAGCAATGGAAAAAGAGGACTTAAAAATCCAAACAGACTTAGCGAAAGCAAGAATTGCCAATATGCTCGGATATACTAAAGTAACAAAGGAAGCCCTTAAGACCATTGAGGACATGCAAAAAGGAGCAATTACAGCAGATGAAGCTATTGGAAAAATCGGTATATCGGAAAGCACTATTGATGACCTTAGGAAATTAAGCGAAGAAGTAAACAGATTAAGTGAATTGGAAGAAAGCAGTTACACCCGTCAGACAGAGCAGCAAAATACCCTAAACTCTATCCGCCAGGAAGGTGCAGACAAAGCAAAGGAAGCAAAGCAAACAGAACTGGAAGCAGTAAGGGCAGCAGAAGATGCTATGCTTGCCTTAGTGAAAGACAAGAGAGAACAAGCACGGAAAGAGATTGAATTGAACTATTCCCGGCAGATTGAGGATTTGCAAATCAGTTTAAAGCAAGAAGAGAACCTTACCGCTAAGGCTCGTGAAGCCATCAACGCCAAAATAAAGGCTTTGGAACAACAAAAATCTATGGAGCTTAGCAAGTTGTCCGATGAGGAGCTGAAAAAAGAACTGGAGAACCGTTTAAAAATGATATCCCTGCAATTGGAATCGGTCAAGGAAGGCAGCGAGCAGGAGTATCAGTTAAAGATACAACAATTACAAGCACAACAAGAGGCGGAACTTACCAGCACAGAACAAACCGAAGAAATGAAACTGGCCATTAAAGCAAAGTACAATACCAAGATAGACGAACTGGCAACAGTTCATGAGCAGGATATTATCAACAAGCAACAGGAAGCCATGCGCATACGCTTTGAAACGGAAATCGCACAAGCATATGATAACGAAGAGGAAATTCTTCGTATAAGGATGGAACAAAAGAAAGCCGAGCTCGATAGCCTGCAGCAAATGGAAGGTGAAAGTATAGAAGCATTCAATCTTCGCAAGCTGGAAGCACAGAATGCTTATCTGAAAGACAAGAGAGAACTGAGCGATAAGGAGATTGAAATAGAACAAGCTAAATATGAAGCAATGGAACAGGTGACAAATGGCCTTGTAGCTCTCACAGAACAAATTGGGGAGTCTGATAGAGGATTTGCTATGGCAAGCAAAATGTTGGCTTTGGCAGAGATCGCCATCAATTCAGGTAAGGCGATCGCAAAAATGGTATCCGCTGAATCAGGGAAAGGTATTCTTGGTATAGCTACAATGGCATCAGGTATTGCAACAATCCTTTCTAACATTGCAAATGCTGTTAAGATAGTAAAAAGTGCTAAATTTGCAGAAGGTGGTTTGGTTACAGGACCGGGGACAGGAACGAGCGACAGTATTCCGGCACAGTTGTCGAATGGAGAATCCGTTATAACCGCCAAAGCTACGTCCATGTTCGCCCCTATCCTATCATCCTTCAATATGATGGGTGGAGGTGTACCTATTAATGTAACAGCAACGAATAATCAAACTTTAGGCGAAGATATGCTGGCCAGAGCAGTCGCCAAAGGAATGATGATGGCTCCTGCCCCTGTCGTTTCTGTAGAAGAGTTTACTTCAGTTGCGAATAGAATTAAATACATAGAAGAAAGCGGTAGTTTATGAAAGCATACGAACTATTATATATAAACAGGAACACTCTTAGGATAATGTCTGAAATGTCATTAGATGCATCAGATATTAAATACCTAGAAATGTATAAAGACTACACCCGTCTTACGGCTGAAGGTCATAAAAAGGCATATATCATGCAGTACCTGGCAGATGAATACAGCATTTCAGAAAGGACCATCTATAGAGTCATTGACAGGTTGTCCGTTGACGTTTCAATTCAATAAGGGGGAAGATTATTCTTCCCCCTATTTTTTTACTGACAAAGCGTGTCAGTGCTATTATGTTCTGAAATTCTTATAGCCATATACCGTTTTTTACCTTTGCTTCAAAATAGATTATATATGGCGAAATTATACATCAACAAAGATATTGTTGCGGATAAAGACAAAATGGAAAATTGGTATCTAACTGGTGAAGAGGGATTGTCTTTTCCCGATATTCAAAATTTCCTATCTTGGATAGATCCGAATGACCACGTTATTGATATTGAGATACATTCATGCGGTGGTGATGCCGTTGAAGGGTATGCCATTTATGACGCCTTACGTGCTTCAGGAAAGCAAATCAGCTGTACTGCAGTAGGACGATGTGCATCCATGGCAACCGTGATATTATTGGCCGCTGCAAAAGAAAGACGTTTTGCTTATCCACATGCAAAGTTTCTTATTCACAAGCCTTATATGGCTTCATACGATGGAGACCTTGATCTTGAAACCCTAGAATCAATAAAATCAAACTTGGAGAGTGAAAAAAACAAGATGCTAGCTTTGTATGTAGAACGCACAGGATCGGAAGCCTCAGTTATCGAAGCCCAAATGAATAAAGCCGGTTGGTTTGGTGGTGAAACAGCCAAACAATTAGGTTTTATCACGACCGTTCTTATGCCTACAACTGCCAAAGGGAGAACTTACACATTTAATAACAAAAAAATGAACAAAGAAAAAGAAGTAACAGTGAAGCAGACTATCATAGACAGGCTGCTGGCCAAATGCGGCTATCAAAAAATTGAAGACGTACAGGTCGTATCTATGGAATTGACAAATGCCGAAGGTAACACGCTTACCGTGGAAAGAGATGAAGGTGAACCCCAAGTAGGAGATACAGCAAGTCCCGATGGCGAACATGTCATGCCTGACGGAAAGACTATCATTGTGACAGATGGCGTTATTACAGAAATTAAAGATCCTGATGAATTGGAAGAGGATGAAGTGAAAGCTTTAAAAGCCCGTATAGAAGAGTTGGAAACTGAGAATGCTTCTCTAAAAACGAATGCCCGTACCATTGAGGACAACAAGATTCTGAACGCAGTCCGTATGGCCGGGGGCGAAAACTGGCTGGCAAAACATTGTAGTACTTATAAAGTGTCAGCTCGTACCCAAACGTTCAACAAGGGTATAAAAGGAGTAGAAGAAAATGAAACGCCTATTCAGAGAAAACTTCGTGAAGAAAGAGAAAAAAGAAACAACAAGTAATAAAAGGAGGGGAAATGCCTATTTTAGATTTTGACAAACTTACACCTGATAATCAGGCTGTAAAAGACTTGAAAGACCTTATTCAGTTAACAGTCTTTCAAAACGAGGACATGGAGCGTTTTATGACGTTTATGCCCAATGTGACTAACGGTAAAAAAGCAGGTTTTATCGGTGAAATGGAAGATATCGGAGTAGCCGGCTCCGGATGCGACCCTGAATATAAAAAAGTGGCTATCGCTGCCGCCCAAAAGGAATGGGAAATCGGGGATTGGCAAATTCCTTTGGAAATGTGCTATACAGACTTGGAAAACACCATTGCCAAGTACTGCCTTAAAACGGGAACAAATATAGGAGACCTGACATCGACCGAATATATGGACGGTATTGTACTGCCGAAGCTGTCTGAAGCTATGATGAAAATGATGTGGCGTTTTACATGGTTTGGAGATAAATCAGCAGCGTCTGTCACTGGAGGTGGTCAAATCACTGACGGAGTAAACATCGAACTATTTAAAACATGTGACGGTTTTTTCAAACGTCTGTTTGCCATCTGTTCCAACAATGCCGAACAGCACACTGAAATTGCAGCCAACGCAGAAGAATCATATGCATTACAAAAATCAAAGATGAAAGAAACAGGCATTGCCACATCAATATTCGATGCGATGTTGCAAGATGCCGACAGCCGGATTTTCCAAAAAGACGGATGCGCAATTTTCGCCACCAAGTCAATGTGCGATGCTCTGACTCACGATATGAAAGAAAAGTACAAGGTAATCATGCCCTGGGAAGTTGTATTTGACGGTGTAGAGGTCAGCAAATACGATGGAACAACCATCGTTAAATGTTCCATTTGGGATAGATTTATTCAAGCCTATCAGAACAACAAAACCAAACTTAACTTACCGCATCGTGCTGTTTTATGTTCTCCTGAGAACTTGATGTATGGATGTGAGGGCACCGAACCGATGTCGGACTTGGATATCTGGTTTGATAAGAAAGCCCGCAAGAACTACATTTATTCAACAGGAAAATTAGGTTCCATGATTGGCGAAGATGAGTTGGTACAGGTAGCATACTAACGAAAAAGAGCAAATATGGCAATATGTGATATAACAATCAAAAAGGACATCGCACCATCGTGCGATGATCCTATCGTTCCCGGGCTGGAACAGGAAGGTGTGATAATGAATCGCGCAGACGTGGATTTCGGTGCGGTTACATTCAACGCAACCCGTAAGAATGTGATCGAAACTCTTGCACTGAAAACAGGTAAAAAAGGTTACAAGGTACAGGTATTCGGTGCAACCCCCTTTACTGGTACCAATACAACCTTGGCAACAGGAACCTATCGTAACACGTTTACTAACATAGTGAACATGGTTGTATTAGCAAATGACCCCGATGTATGCAATGACATTATTGACGGGCTTGCTAACGGTGATTTTGTCGTTGTATTGGAAAATAAAGCCAAAGGGTTAAATAAAACCGAAAATCCGGGAGATTCAGCTTTCCAGGTTTACGGTTACTACCAAGGTTTGAAAGCCGCAGAGATCGGCAATGACAAGTATTCCGAAGAAACGGAAGGGGGATGGAATATCTCTTTGCAAGAAACCAAGGTTCCCAAATCAGCATTATTCTTGTACAAAACATCTTACGATGCGACAAAAACGCTTGTTGAAACACTGACAAAACCAGCTGAATGATTATGGAGTTAGAAGAAGTGGTTGATAAATTAAAGGAGCTAGGAGATCTTCCCTCCTACTCCTCTTCTGATAAATCGGAGATAGAAAGATTGTACAAGGAAGTATTAGGAAAAGAATTCACCAAGACATCGTGTAACGACTGCTATCGCGATGCTGTAATCGAAATGACTGTTTACATCAAAAAGAATAACCGTATGAAAGAAAAATGTAATTATATATTAAAGAATGGTGTCCTGCTTCAACCGGAGTTCGGAAGCAATAAAATGTACACTAATGACAACCTCACTGATGAAGTTGCTGAAAAGTACCTTGCCAAAAATCCAAAAGGTGAAATTTATTTCGCCCATATACCTACGGACTGGAAAGAACGTGTTAACAAATGTGGATACAATCAAAGCCTGCTTGATTCAATGGTAGAATCATTACAAGACGGAGTTTCTGAAGAATCCGTGGCTGACACGTTGAAAGATTTCCAAATCAACGGCAAGAAAATCAGTAAAAAAGTTCTGAATCTGCATCTAAGCAAGGCCATTGAAATTGTGAACGCAATGAATGGAGAAGGCGAAGATAAAGTTGAATAAAAGAAATAAAGGACGAACGTAAACCTCGCGAATATGAGAGTAAGAGATCTAAAAAAGAAAAGCAGTAACCGCATTGATACAAGCTATTTACAAAATCTAGGAATTCAAGCCTACGGACAGGACAACCTATATCCGCAGACATTAAAGAATATCATTGCTGCAAGCTCTACTGCATCTGAATGCTCAGACCGTTTCGCTGACTTCATTGAAGGAAACGGATTCCGTGAGGTTGCTTTTTCCAAATATGTAGTCAATCGAAAAGGTGACACATTGGATGATGTGCACATGTTACTATGTAAAGACATGTCCGAACTCAATGGAATAGCAATCCATGTTAACTACAATGTTTTCTGTGAGATAGTGGAGATGCAGCACGTACCATTTGAAAATTGCCGTCTGACAGAAGAAGATGAAAACGGTTATGTGGCAAAAATAGCAGTACATCCAGACTGGAGCGGAAAGAAGACACGTAAAGGGAAAGCTCTGCAGGTCAAGAAAGAAAACATAGACTACATAGACGTTTTTAACCCCAAAAAAGATGTGATACAGGCTCAAATAGAAGCTGCCGGAGGCATTGAATACTACAAAGGTCAAATCCTATGGGTGTCAATGGCCGGGAAAAATACTTATCCAGTCGGAAAAGGTGACCGGGTAGCTACAGAGATGAGTACCGATGAAGGTCTGTCCAATGTCAAGTACAGAAATGTACGAAATAATTTCTTCCCTGGCGCTATGATATTCACCAAAAAGGGATCGAACATAACCTTTGACGAAGAAGGCAACGAAGTGAAAGATACAGACGATGATGACAGTTTCTCAAATACACTCATCCAGTTGCAAGGTGATACGAATGCAGCAAAGATCATGGAAGTTACTTTAGAAAACGATGAGGAAAAGCCTGAAATAGTAAATATGAACTCACAAAATTACGACAAAGAATTTACCGTTACTGACGCAAGTGTGGTTGAACGTATTTATTCAGCTTATGGCCAAGAGCCATGGTATTGCATCCGTATTGGTAAAGTCGGATTCTCAGGCGATATTTTGGAAGATGCTTTCGAGTATTACAATTCTATCGTAAGCAAGCAACAGCGCTTAATAGAGCGTACCTTTAGCCGTATATTCAGCTATTGGTATGAGGTAGTCAACCCCTCTAATGATTATAGTGTTGAACCATTAAAGTATGTACGAAATGCAGCAGTATCTAATAACAACAGATGAGGTATCGGCTTTGTCTCGCGGAATGTCTGTACATCTCGATCCTGACAAGATAGAAACCTACATCCGTGAGTCGGAGAATATCTACATCAAATCAGCGTTGGGAGACGAACTGTTCCTTGACGTGAAAAAAAATCCTGAAAAATACCAGCTACTGCTTGACGGAGGTACTTATGAAACTAAATGTAAAAAGAAGATAATCATCACTGGACTTCGCGTAGCTTTGGCTTATTATACCTATGCCTGTATTGTCAAAAATGGAGATGGGAATGTATCCCGTTTCGGCTTCGTAAACAAGGAAGGTGAATATAGCAGTCATACAGTATTCAAGGAAAAGATGATGGTGTATAGCGATGCATGTAGTATAGCTGACCGCTACCTGAAAGAATGCGTGCTTTACCTAAAAGAATGCGGTATGCCACTTTATAACGGTGAAGGGAAATTAAAATCTAATAGAACTGTTTTTCGTGTAATAGGAGAATGAGCGATTCTGTTGACATATTAAAGAAACTGGCTCTTCAAGTAAGAAACGCATCTACAGAAGGAGAGAATACAGCTGAAAAAATTGGGCGCATATTTATCGGGATTCTAGAAAACATGGATAATTCTGATATAGAAAAGCTCACCAAATACTTTTTACGCAAAGACAAGGAAGATTCTACAAATTTTCTGTTATCCTTACTGGGTGGAGTCTTGATCAAGAAATATACCAAGTTCGGTGACTTTATCACCGGTGTTCAGGGCGGTTACATCGGTGAGGACGCCCGTGCCGAGCTGGAGGCTTTGGTCCTGCGCAGCTCTCTGAGTGTACCAGAACTTCGTTTCAACCGTCAGACCTATTTTGAAGGATATAATACTATAAGTCCCGGCGGAGGGCTGAAGATAAAAAGCTTTGTCGCCAATAGTGACGGCAGCTATACTGTCATCCCTGATCTGGAGGATGGTGTACCGCTGGGACAGAAGCCGGACGATATCCTCCTAGGCTTCTGGCATGACAAAAGCGTCACTACCGGTGACTTTATTGGTTTCCGGAAAATACAGTACCGTATCACTTCCGCAGATTACGACGAGAAGACATTCGTGATGGTTCCGCGTCCCGGATATGAGTTCGTTCCCCATAACGAGATGCGTCTCGGACAGACGGGGAACTTCACCGACAAGGAGCGTCAGACTTATATCATCATAGACGTGCGTGACGGTAACTGCTGCATCACCCTTGTTGACAATGCCAACACCTGGGACCCGGAGCCGGCACAGATGAAGAGCTGGTTCGGCAAGAAGAAGGGTATGACCATCAACGGGATCAACTGCGACAGGTTCTCGGCAGTATTGCAGGATATCATCATGACGGGATTGATTTTTCAAATTGATGAAATTACCGGTAGCACAGTCCGCGTTCCTATCGACTTCCCTAGCTGGGAGCCGGGCAGGAAGTATGCGTATTATTCCCGTGTGCCCCATAACGGTTCCACATGGTTGTGCGTCAATGACAAGGGCACTACTTCCGAGCCATCCGAAAACAATCCGGACTGGCTTGTATCAGCCGCCAAAGGTGACAAGGGTGATCCGGGCCTGTCTGTAATAGGTGGCGGTCATTGGGAATCCTCTAAGACCCCATACGAGGTCAATACCATGGTCACTTTGGCGGGCTGTGTTTTTATCTCCAAGGTGAAAACATCCAATCCTCCGATTAAAATTGCAAGGTTCAGGAACGGCAATTATCGAAAGAAAAAGGATGGCGGTTATATCCTTGCCGGGAAGTCAGCCGACTGGACCGTGCATGAAGACTGGGAGATGCTGCTGGACGGTCGTGAACTTAAAGGTGAGAGTATCACCTTCTTGGGTGAGTTCGCATCCCATCCGTCCAATCCCAAGGAGGGTGACAGCTACCGAAATACGGCTGACCATTGTACTTACATATACCGGAATGGTTTGTGGATGGTCATGGTCAAAGACGGAACTGACGGTAAGGACGGCAAAGGTTACGAGTGGATCTACACCCGTACCAACATCATCGGCCTTACCCCTGACAAGCCGGATTCGAAGCAGCAGGATGATTATATACCGGAAGGCTGGACAGATGATTTTCTTGGCGTGGATGCCGACCATCAGGTGGAATGGGCGTGCAAACGTGTGAAGCGTGATGGAGTATGGAGTGAATGGAGCACTCCGGCCCCTGTGCACCGTTGGAGTAAGGACGGGGAGTCGAATGTCATGGCCGACCTTGACAATGAGATGGTGAGCGTCGCTCTTACCAGTACCGGCGTTACTACTTCCGCACAGTCATGGACTACCCATGTGTCCATGTGGTACGGTACCGAGAAACTCACCCTTGAATCTTTAACAGTCAGCACGCCTGCCGGTTTCACGGCAAGCACAAGCAAGGCCACCGGAGCGGTGGCGATATCCGTCGCTGCCGGAAAGTCGGTTCCGGAACAGAATACGGTCACCATCACACTGGCTGCAATGAAGAACGGGCAGCTCTATACCCGTGAACTGACTTTCAAGATAACCGGTGTCCGTGGCGGGGCGGACGGTTCCGATGCGGTAATTTATAGCCTTGTCACTTCGGCCACGATGGTCAGCAAGAACAAGAACGGCGGTTACAGTGTAGCTTCGGTATCCTGCCGGCGTATGAAGACAGTCGGTGCGGTCACTACGGCCACAACGGACGGGGAGTTGAAGTACAGTCGTGACGGTGCGGCCGAGGTTCCCATCGGTGATGGTGTCGGGGTGGCTTCCGGTAATTTTACCAGTAGCTTGAAGTTCGTGTTCTACGTGAACGGTCAGGCGGTTGATGTCGAGACTGTTCCGATGGTTGTGGACGGCAGTGACGGAAAGGATGGTGAGAGCATCACAGCAGCCGGTCATTGGGAATCCGCCAATACTCCGTATGCCAAGAACAGTACAGTATCGTTTGCCGGAGGATCTTACTTAAGCAAGGTTGAAACCTCCAACCCTCCGATTAAAATCGCCAAGTTCAGAAACGGCAGACTCCGCAGGAAAAGAGACGGCGGATACATCCTCGCCGGCAGATCTGCGAACCGGACGGTACATGCGGACTGGCAGGAGATGGTTGCTCCCGTCGGACCGTCGGCATCCTACTGGCTGGACAGTCCTGTCAGCGTGATCAACTTCACTTCAACAGGCACGCCATCCCCGTCTGGATTCCTTGTCACTTGCAAACAGAATGTGGCAGGCAATGTAAGCACGTGCAGCACGCTTTATCTGGCTGCACGCAAATACAACGGAAGCTGGCTGGCTCATGTAGGTTCGACACTGAACAGCCAGATATCCGTACCTGCGACAGCCGGATACACCCAGTTTGCCGTCCGGGCTTATAAATCAGCTTCCGATGCTGCTGCTTGGAATGACAATTATGTGGCCGAAAAGGGTGTGGGTGTTGCAAATGATGGTGCCATAGGAGCAACAGGAGCTACGGGTGCGTTCCCTTATGACAGAGGAGTATGGGCGTCCGGACAGACATACGTATGGAATGCAAAACAGCGTGACAAGATCATTCACAAAATAGGTGAAGTTTATTACAATTTTCTTGTGCGCAACTATGGAAGTTCTGTATCAGCGGCTCCTACATCCGCTAACGGAGATCCCAACTGGGAAGCCATGCAGAAATACAAAAGTCTGGTAACCGACATATTCCTTGCTGATAAGGCGAACATAGCCGGTTTTATGTTCAAGTTGAACGGATACACATCGGACGGGGCACCTTACGGTATCATGCAGTCACAGGACAGCACTAACGGCCAGCCTAATCTGAGGATGGACACAAAGACCGGAGAGATTCTTTGTCAGAAAGCGAATATCACCGGAACTATCATAGCGACAAAGGGGACAATTGGTGGATTCAATATCGGTAATAATTTTATCGGCAGCACTAATATGTCGGCTGTGAATGTTGATAATTTGTTGCTGCAATACGACAAATTTGAAATGAAATATGAACGGTTTCAGTCAATAGACGGACATTTATATCAAGGCATTTTGGATACAGTAATTAGAAGTGGAAGTATAACTGTATCATCAACCGGGGATGTTTCAACAGCGGATGATACTCTGTATGTAAGATGTGGAAATTATATTTTTTCCGTTGGGCGATACGGGATTCGCAAGTCAACGAATGGAGGAAGTACCTGGGTGGATTTATAACATTTAAAATATTAAAGTATGAGAATAAATTTTGCACAATTTCCTATTTACGACGGAATTAAGAAAGAAAAACTGATAGCCAACAACATCACTGAGGCCTACGGTGACTGGATATACAAGAACGTAGCGGGTTTGAAGGCGCATCTCCTTGCCGAGAAGATATTCAAATCTACTGCTGAAGGTGTAGAAATTGACGAAGAGGAGGTGGATATCATAAGACGCTCCACCTCCATGCTGCCCGGTTTGCTGGCTGATTCTTTGAATGATTATTTAGATAAAAAGGAGGAACAACATGAAAAAGGTATATTGTAACAACCTTCTAGCAAAGTTACTGCTTGCGTTCAGTTCTTGCCATACGATAACAATCGGTCCGTTTGTTTTAAGCAAGCGACCGGAAGAGAAAATCACTCAGAAAGTGAGAAACCATGAGTGTACCCACGCCCGTCAATGGGTTGAGATGGCAGTTGCCACCGGTACAGTTATTTGGATCTTACTGTTGTGTTTTGACCTTTCCGCCTGGTGGCTGGTACTGGCCGGGCTGGCATTCTATCTCTGGTATGGTGTGGAGTGGCTGGTCATGGCGGTACGGTTGAAGGATGCCGGCAGGGCGTATAAGGTGGTATCGTTTGAGAGGGAGGCATATTCCAACGAGGATGATCCGAATTATATTGAGAACAGTAATTATTTTGCATGGGTGAAGTATTTGTTTTAATTTTAAAATTTGCATTATGGATTTGAATAATATAGTTGGCTTTAAAGCTGTGGATAAAAACGGCAACGAACGACAGGTGACCGTCGATGAGATGACAGAATTAGTTTCCGCACGGATTGTTTCCGCTGCATCAGAAATATCAACATTTGCTGCCGCTGCGGCAGCCGGAACAGATGAGTTTGAGGACCAGTTGCCCCAATCCGATACCTTCTCTTGGCTCCGTACTTTGGATGGTTCCAAGAATCCTACTTTGACGTCTTCAACGGCTGCCGCGAAAGTCCTGGGAGAA